CGCCGTGGTGCTCGGCAGCAGCCAGCACGATGTTGCCCTGGTTGCGGTCCAGCGACTCCTTGAGCAGCAAGCCGGCAGCCTCGGCGGCCGTCTGCGGGTTCAGGTAGGCGTCGATGCCGTACTTGTCAAGCACCGCTTTGCGGGTGGCCGGGATGATCTGAAATGGCGTGCGAGCACCGGCCTCCGACACCTGATCGGCATTGGAGCGTTCGCCGCGCGTGAGCACCGAGACCAGCAGTCCACTGGGCAGTCCGAGCTTCTGCTCGGTGTTGACTGCCAGGTCAGACCAGAACGGGTCTTTGTAGCTGGTTGGGGCTTGTTGAGTGGCCATCTGTTGTCCTTATTGGCCTGGAACCACAGGAGCTGAACCAGGCACAGCGCCAGTTTCAGGTTGCGCCCAGCGCATGTAGCCTCGGCCAGACACTGCACGACCAGCCTGCGCTGCCGCAAGGTCTTGCGCACGTTGATCCATGAACTGGCGCGCAAAGTCTACATAAGTGGTTCCTTTAGGAACCTGGACGCCGCCGATTTCAATGTCGCGGGTAGAACGGCCAAGCGAGCCAACGGAATTCACCCATTCAGACTTGGCGCTTTCAGACACAGCCTCGTACTGCGACATCTTGGCCATGCCGCGCAGGAATGACGCAATCGTGGCTGCATCGGCATTTTCTGGAGGGAATCCCTTCATGGCCAGCATGATGTCTTTGTCGGTGGCCGGACCCGGAGGCAGCGACTTGATGGCCTGCGTGTTGCGCAGCCTGACATATTCCTGACGGGTTTGCGTCCAGGCATCTTGGTTGCCGGTTGCGTTGCGCAGCCATGCATTAACACCGCTGAGTCCTCCATAGCCACCGCCTTGCTGTTCAAGCCTATTGGCCAGATCAAGCATGCGACCTGCGGCCTGCTCAGAGCCAACTGCAGCTACCGCCGAGTCGTTGACAATCTTGGTGGCACTTGCATCGAGTTGACCACCCTTTTGGTTCAGCTCATAGAGCTTTAGTTCTACATCAGACTGCAGCTTGTCGCGGTCCAGTTTCAGTCGGTTTTGATCCAACACCAGACGGCCAGCACGGTCTGCAATCTGGCTGTCCAGGTTGCGGATGTTGGCTGCGCTTTGCGTGTTCTCCAGCGCCAGGCGGGTTGGAGTGTTGGCCGTGATCAGCTCTTCCTTAGTGGCTCCAGCCTCGCCAGCTCGCACCTCTGCCGGTGCCTTCAGTGCTTGGATGGACGAGGTCAGCACCTTGTCGCCACCAGGCACGCCAGCCAGCATGATGCCAATGGTCTTCTGCGCGCCGCCACTGCTGACCTCGGCCATCTGCGCCCAGGTTTCGTAGGCCTTGGCTTGCTGCTCACGGCCGGCATTGCGCTCAGCAGTGGCGCGCTCTTTCAGGAGCTGGATGCCGATCTGGGGCTGGTTCGAGCTGAATGCCGACATGACTTGGCCACCAAAACGCAATTCGTTTTCTTGGCGATCTTTGGACAGCGTATCCCAGTTGGCGCGCATGCTGTCAGCTTCTGCTTTCGGCAACAGCATGGCCAAATTTGTGAAATCACGCGCGCTTGGGTTTGGATTTTGAATCAAAGCCTGAACTTGCGTTTGCAGTTGCGTTTTACGCGCCAGCTCCTGTTCTTGCAGTTGTCGTTGCGCCTGAATGTCAGCAATGGTTGCGCCGATTTTGAAGCCACCCAATGCGGCCTCAAATGGTGTTTGGACGTTGATGTCGTAGTTGATTGGTTGGACCATGTCGGACTCCCTTATACCTTGCCGTAGTCGACGGTGAGGTATCCACCGGACTCGCCCACAGCGTCAGGATAGACGCCCAGCACTTCCTGCGCCATCAGGCCAACCTGTCGGCCACCGCCCCAGACGTACTCAAACTCGTAGACGTTCAAGCCGTCCGGTCTGGTGCCAACTTGCGTGATGTTCTTCTTCAGCCGGATGTCGCTGAAGATGTTGCCGAAGCCTGGTGTGCCGATTTTGGCACCATACTGCATGCCAAGGAACTGGGCTGGAAGATTGAACAGACCAGCCATTGCCTTGCCTTCAGCTAGTTCTGCGCCAGCCTGAGCTGCGCCCTGCTGACCCAGGAGGCCAGCAATGTCTGCACCAGTGCGCAGACCGGCCGTGGCTGTTCCTGCAGCCGATGCCTGGCCAAGCTGTGCGATGTTCTGCTGGGTGGTCTGGCCGAGCGCCGTCAGGCCGCCAAGACGACCATATTGCTTCTCAATCTCAGCCTGTAGCATCTGCGGCCTGAACTGGGCCAGGGCCGCCTGAATGTTGCCGCCGCGCAAGCCTCCAGTAGCCGAAGCACGCTGCAGGAGCGCCTCTTCACCTTGGCGCACCTGGGCCTGGAATCCTGCGCCACTTTCAATGCCTGCGATGGCCGCACGTTGGGCTTCTGGGCCGCGCAGACCGAGCAGTGCTTGCTGCTGCTCCAAAGCTGGAGCGCCAGCCGCAGCATAAGGCTGCAGGCCAGTAATGGCACCTGTGCCAGCCGTGACGTAGGGCTTGAGAATTTCTTGGACAGCGTTGAACTGTCGACGCTGTTCTTCAATGCCAGCTTGACTGGCTGCTACTTGTGCGCCGGCAGCTTCGCCTGCTGCATCGGCCTGCATCATGCCGCCGACAAGTTGGCTACCGCCAACAACTAGGGCTGTTACTGGATCAGGCATGGCTGAACTCCTTCATGTAGTCTTCGAGTGTTTCACCGTAGAGCGCCATGACCAGGTGAGCATTGTCTGTGGCGTACTTGGTGCCGTGGCAAAGCGCCATCACTATCATCACCACATCGTAGTAGCCAGCACGCCAGACATAGGAGCGCGCATCAGCATTGCCTGCGCGCTCGGCTTGGTCAGAGCCTTGCCACTTCAAGATCATGGTCGCCACAACAGGCGCAAGGGTGATGGAATTGGAAGCCCAGAAGCTGTTCTGGTTCATTCCGACCAGAGTGTTCCAGATGGCTGCGTTTAAGTCTTCGCGCTCGACAGGGTCGCCGTCAGCCACGTCATCAAAGACCTGGATGGCGCCCCAGAGCATCAGCAGCCACTCAGTGGCCGGCGCAGGCAGCGCCAGAACCCTTTGCAGGTTCTCTCTTAGCCACTCAGCATTTCCCATGCGCGCAACCCTCCAATGGTCGGATGAGCTGCTGGTGGCCCGATAGACTCAGCGCCCTCATTTTCCCACAATCTGCCATTTGGTCAATCCTCATACTCGCGCTCTTCCCAGGCCTGGCAGGAGCGCAGATCGTGGCAGATGAAGTCAAACTTGTTGCAGTAACCGCGAAAACCTGCGTCAACGTCCCACTGGTTCCAGGGAATCTTGTCCATCTTTACTTGGGTCATGACCGAGTTGTCGTAATACTCGCAGTTGGAGCAGCGACGACGACGAGCCTCAGCCTCATCGACCTGCATGGCCTGGGCCAACGCCATCCAGTAGGGCTTGTTGGCTCCGCGCTCGTTGCTGGGCTTTTCAGGGCCAAGCATCCAGTCGTCGATCACCACCTGGGTGTTTTTCTTGTTCTCGGCCGCCGTGATGAATGGCTCCTCATAGGGGATGCCGCCGAAGCCGGCCACCATCACTTTGGGCATCTTTGCATAGTCCATGTGGTTCTCCTATCAGGTGATCTCGCGGCCAGACACACGCAGCGTCAGCGAGGTTGCATTGCTAGCGATGGTGCTAATGAAGGCACCAGGGTCCAGCTCTTGTCCGACTAGCTCAGGGCACAGGTAGGTCTCGCCAGGCACGACAGTGCGGTCGTCGATGATCAGGTTTGCATTGCCGGCGCTGCCGCCGACCTGCACCAGGTTCACGCTGAACGTGCGGTTTACCGTGTCGGTGTTGGTGACGGTGGCCTTGTCAATTAGTGCCTTGGCAGCCGTGGCCGTGTACTGCGTGGTCTGGACGGCCTCCATCTGTTTTGGAGGCACTAGGGTTTTTACGGTGACGGTCATGATGGATAGCTCCTGATGTTGTTGGACACGGTGACGATGATCGATGGTATCGCCGGGACAAATGCGCTGGCAGCAAAATGCTCAAGACGCACGCTTACATCGCTGACAGCGAACATCATCTCGATGTAGTCACCTGCCTTGAGGTCGAAAAAGAAGTTGGCGGCCGAGAATATCTCGGCGTTGTTGCCTTGAATCTGCACCTGGCTGGCCGAGTTGGGCACATCCACACCATTGACGCGGGGCCATATCCAGAAGTTGGCCGTGCCGCCACTGGTCTTGTCGAGTTGGACCGAGAACTGCAAGTTGTAAACGCCCTCGGTGTCCACCTCGATCTCGCTTGTGCTCGGCGAGCGCAAGAAAACGCCACTGGACAGGTCGGTCGTGTTGAACGTGATGGCCTGTGGAGTATTCGCTGCAAGTGCTGTCTGGTCGGTGGTGTCCAGAAACGAGCCGAAGCGCGTGCGCCTTGGAGGCACGCGCACAGGCGACATCTGCAGGCCTTCGACAGCCGCTGTCAGTTGTCCAAGCAGCGCCAGCGCCTGGTTGGCCTTGTTCTCGATTGACGCGATGCTGACTGCGGTTTCTTGAGCCAGTGCTGCATTTTGATCGAGCGCAAGTGTTGCTTTTCCGTCTATCACGGCAGCGCTGACTGCGGCCTCCTGCGCCAATGCAGCAATCTGGCCGAGTGCCTGGATAGCAGTTGCCTGCGCTGTGCCAGCATCGATCTTGACCTCATTGACGACATCAGGCGCAATGGCATCTGCCACTGCAAACAGATTTTCAAACTGCTTGATCTGCTCGTGATCCTTTAGAAAGATGGCAAGCTGATCTCGTGTCAGTCCGAGCTTGATGCGTGGGTTCGTGGCCATCAGTACAGCAACCCTTCAATCTGCGCTTCAAGCCGTGCGAAGGCCAGGTGTGCATCGCTGTCACCGCGGAAGCGCTGGATGCGCCAGTTGCGCATGCTGCCCTGCTGGAACCAAGCCAGGCGCTTCTTGGTGTTACCAATGGTGCCGGCACGCAGTGGTCTGTCCTGGCTCCATGACTGGCCGTCCAAGCTGTAGCTGGTGGTGATGATTGGATCGATGCCCAGCGCCACGCGGCCTGTCAGGCTGACCAGCTCCAGCTCGTGGAACAGCGCGCCATTGCCCTCGTTGTAGGCGATCAGCGTGCCGAACTCCCAGCGTACCTTCTGACCCCAGTGCGTGCCGATGGTGTCCACCAGATAGCCGATGTTGCTGGACTGTGGATCGCCCACCAGCCACTTGTCATAGGCCCAGACCAGGTTGCGAGCACGGTACTGGCTGAAGCCGACCACTGTGGTCGTCAGCGTGAACCAAACAAACTCGCCTAATTCCTGCGATGCAGCACCGTCATAGACCAGCGTGCGGTCAGGCAGGTGGACGTAGAGGTGCTGGTGCGCCTTGTCGTTGCGCGCTTCCAGCTTGGCCGTGGCCAGTTGGACCTCGGTGTAGTTCATCAGCAGGTCGTCAATCTCCTGCGTGCTGACCTTGGTGGCCGTGGCGTTTGCGCCCAGGTAGATGCCTGGCTGCTCGTTGCGGCCGCTGCCAAGGAATGCCACCTGCTCCATGAAGACGCAGCAGCCGAAGGTGCCGATGACGCCCTTCTGAATCTGTGCGCCGTCAATGCGCTGGAATGGGAAGAACTCGGCACCAACGTTGTCGAACACCTCGATGGTGTTGCGGTTGAGTGCGTAGACCTCGTTGCGCAGCTTGACCAGCGCCACCACCGGGTCTGGATCGACCTCAGAGCTGCCGTATTTCAGAGGATTAACCTGCAGCGGGTTCGACAGCTCGGTGACCACCAGGTTCACACCGTCGGTGGTCATGAAGTAGCCATCCACCCAGCAGAAGTCGAGCACCACGCCAAGGTCTGGATCAGTCACCTGCACCAGGCCGATGGTGTTGTTCCAGTAGTACAGACGGCCGCCTGACGCAATGGCCAGGCGGTCAAAGCTGTAATCCATCGTCACCAGCGTGTTGATGGGGCCGCCAACGTCGCCCAGCACGGTCACAGCGCCGTTGCTGGCCACGGTCACCAGCTTGGTGCCCATGACACGGTAGCAGGTGCCGTTCCAGTTGATGCCGCCGCGGTCGATGCCTGGGCCGCTGCCGTTGGCCACGATGCCATCGCCAGGCCGCAAGAAGCCAGAGCTGATGCCGCTGTTCTTTGGCACCGGCACCATGTTGACTGGGTAGGACGTGCGGAAGTCCGGGCCGTTGTCGGTATAGATGCCGTTCAGGATTGGTATCTGCATGGCCTCACCACTTCACCTTGTCTGCCCAGTAGGCAGCGCTCATCTTTCCCTTGGCGATGTTGCTGGCATGCCTGGCTTTGAACGACTCGCGCCTTGCTTTGTCTGCTTTGGACTCGCCTTCCCTCTTGGGGCTGCCAGAGACACCCTGCTGGCCGAACCTGATCGTCTTGACCTGGTCGCCAGACTTGGCCACCACGACATGCGACTTTGTCGGATGCGATGGCGTGCGCTTTGGCTTGTTGAAGCCCTCTACGCCTGCGCGCTCCAGCCGTGGGTCTTTCTTGGCCGCCATGATTAGGCAATCCGATACCAGGAGTTGGTGGCCAGCACATAGCGCATGCGGAAGAAGTCCTCGGCTGCCAGCGTAGTCGGTGCGCCGTAGGTCGCTGTGGCACCGTTCAGCGCCAGCGTGAAGGCCGTGATCTGCTGCGTGGTCGTGATCAGCACCTCGGTGCCGTCAGGCGTGCCAGTGTTCAGAGGCAGCGTGACTGTTCCAGTGGCCAGTGTGCCAGCCGGCTGAATCAGCATCCATTGCTGCTGTGCCACAGGCGTTGGCACGGCCAGGTTGAAGCCGGTGCCAGGCGTGTAGACGTTGGTGGCCAGTGTGGGGCTGGCAAAGGTCTGCTGGAAGTAGGCCAGCAGAGCGCCAATCGGCAGCCGCCGTGCATCGCCATTGTTTGGCGTGTAGACCGGAATCTGGTCGCCAGGCGATGCGACTGTGAGCAGCGGAAGTTGGTTGATGTATGGCATGGCTGTGTCCTTTTAGTTGAACTGGATGGGTCCATCTGGGCCAGCTTCGACTGGACTGACAGGAGGACGCAGGAATGGGTTGTCGTAAACGCGCCAGGGCTTGTTGCCAGCACCGGATGGCATGGTGTTGGGGAACTGCTGCTCCAGCGGGAATGTGGCGCGCTGCATCAGCGTGTCGTAGCCCTGCTTGGCTGTGGCCTTGGTCTCGTTCATGACCTGCTTGCCGTAGCTCGGAGCCAGGCGCACGCCCAGGTTGCAGATGATGGCCTCGTAGGCCGAGTCCGGCACGTTGGTCTGCTCGTCGATGCTGCCATCCTGGGGGCTGGCCGGGATCGGGTAGCCGAGTCGGATGCCTTTGCCGTTCCAGTCGGCCATCATGGCATCGAGCCTGCGCCTGGCAGCTTCGAGCTGCTCCGGCTGCAGGTCGAAGACGTAGGACGCAAGGCCGATCTCTTCGAAGGCTGCATAGATGAACTGGCGCTTGCTGTATCCCATGTCAACCTCCCTGCTGTAGTGCAGTGGCAATCAGGCCACTGAGCTTCTTGTCGGATGTGCGACCGTTGAATGGTATCCCCAACTCGGTTGCTTTGGCCTCCAGCTCGGCGCGGGTCACAGGTGCGTTGTCGTCAGGCACAGTGCTCTCGGCAGGTGCCTGCACTTTTGCAGGCGCTGCAGCCTGGGCATCGGCCTGCTCGCGGAGCAGCCGATGGTTGATGCCATCGATGGGCTTGGACGGCTTGCGCACCTTGGTTGGCTTGCGGTTCTTGCGGTACTTGGGCGAGAGAATGTTCGTTTCCATCACTTGGCCTTCTTCTTCGCGGTCTTGGCTGCGGTCTTGAATGCAGCATTGGTCGGTGCGCCTTTGCTCCCAGGCTTGCGCATGCGCTCAGGCGTCTTGCCTGCAGCCTTCTGGCGCTCGATGCGCTCGCGCTTGGCGTGGATGTTGGCGTAGAGACCGGCCTTCACTTCTTGGCCTTCTTCATGGGCGCTTTGGGCGCTTTGCTTGGTTTGCCTGCGGCCTTTGCAGCCGTGCGTGCAGTGGACAGCGCCACAGCGACAGCCTGCTTTTGGGGCATGCCCTTCTTCATCTCCTTGGAGATGTTCTTCGAGATCGACTTCTGCGAATAGCCCTTGGTCAGTGGCATGGTGCGCTCCTTGATGGTGAAAGAGAGAAGGGGCCGAAGCCCCTTCCCTCAGCCTGCTGCTTACTGGTTGAACAACAAGATGCCGGACATCTCGGGGTTCTTGTTCACCACACCGAACAGCGTGTCGAGACGATACTTGATCGTCATGCTGTCAATGTCGTAGAACTTCTGCATGACCAGCTCAATGCCCTGGTCGGTGCTTGCGCGCATCACTGCGACACCAGCGTCCGAAGGCACTGCATAACGGCCAGGCAGGATTTCCAGCGAGTCACGCTGCCAGAACACGTTCACCGAAGCGGTGTTGACGTTCAAGAAGTTGATGGCCGCCGTGTTGGACGGAGTGACCACTTCCACGTTCTTGTACTGCAACTGAGCATCGGTAGCGACAGCCTGCGCACCAATGATCGGAGGAGTGATCGTCATGGTGGTAGGAGAGTCAACAGAGACCACGCGGAAGGTCTTGCGCTGGCCAGTGCTCTGCTTGGTGATGTGATGCACAGCTTCCACGCCAGTGATCGTGAAGGCATCGCCAGCAGCCACGTTGGTCGTCGAGGAGACGGTCACGGTCTGGAAGCGGTTGTCCACGTTGATCTGGCCGCCGACAGCAGTCGAGGTGGCCTGTGGCGTGTAGTTGGCCTGGGTGCCAGCGCCACTGGTGTCGATGGTGATACCAGTGCCAGCAGCCGCGGTCAGACGGTTGGCGTAGTCCATCTTGTAGGTCTCAAAGCTCGCCACCATGCCGACATAGCTGCGCTCGTAGGCACGATCAGACTTGGCGTTGCCGAAGCTGCGAGCAGTGCCAACCAGGTTGCCGGCCAGACCGTTGTAGTCACGGCTGGACAGAGCCAGGAAGCGGTCGTAGTCAGGCACGCCT